CAGTCATGGCTCAGGAAACAGGACTACAGTTAGTCCCTACTTATTCATATGCAAGAATTTACAAGAACGGGGACACACTTCATAGACACAAAGACAGACCAAGCTGTGAGATATCTACGACGATAAACTTGGGTGGTGAGCCATGGCCAATATTTATAGATGGCACAGGTGCGGATAATGTTATGAATGAAAGACAAAATTTAGTTAAACCAGACGCTCCTGCAGGCACTAAAGTCTTGCTTGAAGTAGGAGATATGTTAGTATATAGTGGCTGTGAACTTGAACATTGGCGAGAGCCTTTTGACGGGAACATATGCGGTCAAGTATTTCTACATTATAATCATGTAAATGGCCCATTTGCTGATAAAAATAGATTTGATGGGAGAGCTAAGCTAGGTCTACCATCAGGAATAAAATAGTATTATAATGAGGCTATATGTTACAAAAAATAGGTTTCCAATCAGGATTCAATAAACAAGTTACTGAAACTACTGCCGAAGGACAATGGGTAGATGGGGACAATGTAAGGTTTCGTTATGGTACACCTGAGAAAATAGGTGGTTGGTCACAACTAGGTGAATCTAAATTAACAGGAGCTGCAAGAGCTTTACATCATTTAGTTAATAAATCTGGTAACAAGTTTGCAATTATAGGAACTAACAGAATTCTATACGCTTACACAGGTGGTGTATTCTATGATATTCATCCTATCAAAACTACTACAACATTATCAAATGCATTTAGTACAACGAATGGCTCACCAACAGTCACGATAACATTTAGTACCGATCATAACATTCAAGAAAATGATATTATTCTTTTAAATAATTTTACAGCAATAACTAATTCTAATTTTTCAGCATCAGATTTTGATGATAAAAAATTTATGGTAACAAGTGTTCCGACAGGGACAACTTTAACTATTACAATGCCCTCTAATGAAACAGGGTCAGGTGCAACAACTTCTGGTGGTATTAGAATACAGCATTATTATCCAGTAGGACCCGCAGAACAATTACCTGGTTTTGGTTGGGGATTAGCTTCTTGGGGTGGAAATGTAACTGGTGAGGCAACTACAACTTTAAATGGTGGTATTAATGCTTCGACCACAACTATTGTATTAACTGATGCATCTCAGTTTCCAAATTCTGGCACTAACTTTATTCAAATAGGAACAGAAGAAATATCATATACAGGTATATCAACAAATACTTTAACAGGTGTTACAAGAGGTGTTAGAAACACAACAGCTGCAACTCATTCAAATGGTGCAACTATACTTAATAGTTCAGATTATATTGCATGGGGTGAAGCTGCATCTGGTGACTTAGTTGTTGATCCAGGTTTATGGAGCATTGATAATTTTGGTGATAAAGTAATTTCACTAATTCATAATGCACAAGTATTTGAATGGGATTCAAATGCAACAAATGCTGTAACAGTAAGAGCAACTATTATATCAGGTGCACCAACAGCGTCACGGGATATGTTAGTATCAACTCCTGATAGACACTTAGTATTTTTTGGAACTGAATTAACCATTGGTGATCCAACAACTCAAGATGAAATGTTTATTAGATTTTCAAATCAAGAAGATATTAACACGTATCAACCAACAGCAGTTAATACTGCAGGAACTCAAAGGCTAGCGGATGGATCTAAAATTACAGGTGCGCTTAGAGGTAGAGATGCGATTTATGTTTGGACAGATACATCTTTATTTACTATGAGATTTATTGGTCAACCCTTTACTTTTGGTTTTCAACAAGTAGGAACTAACTGTGGATTAATTGGACAGAACGCTGCAATTGAAGTTGATGGTGCTGCGTATTGGTTTTCAGAAAATGGTTTCTTTAAATATTCTGGTAATTTAGAGACTATGATTTGTTTAGTAGAAGATTTTGTTTTTGATGATTTAAATACAACTGCTAATCAATTAATTAATGCTGGACTAAATAATTTGTTTGGTGAAATTACTTGGTTCTACTGTACATCAGGATCAACTGTTGTTAATAGATGTGTAACCTATAATTACATGGACTCATCTCCACAAAGACCTGTTTGGACAACAGGAACTTTAGCAAGAGGTGCATGGCAAGACTCTTCTGTATTTGGTTTACCTCATGCAACTTTTTTTAATGCAGGCGATGACGCATCGTTTGATGTTCAAGGTAATACTGAAGGAAGTACAATATACTTTGAACACGAAAAAGGAACTGATCAAGTAGCTAATGGAACAGTTACAGCTATTACCTCTAATATTGAATCAGGAGATTTTGATATTACTCAAAGAGTGGTTGGTAATCAAATGACAGGTATAGCTGACTTTAAAGGAGATGGTGAGCATCTTATGAAGATTAGAAGATTTATACCTGACTTTTTATCACAAACAGGTAATACACAAGTTACATTACAACTTAGAAACTATTCTAATAGTTCTCAAGCAAGTTCACCACTTGGACCCTTTACAATTACAAGTTCTACTGATAAGGTAGATACTCGTGCAAGAGCACGAGCTATATCTTTAAAGGTAGCTAATACTGGTGTTTCTCAAAGCTGGAAGCTAGGTACTTTTAGATTAGACACTCAACCAGACGGAAGAAGATAATGGCAAAATATAGCGATCAAAGATTAACTAAAGCTCAACAGAAAAAAGCAAAGCCTGCTAATCAAGGTGGTGGTCCTAATTATTTAGGTAAACAAGAAACAGTTACTGTTCCTAAAAAATGGTTATCCTCTCCAGATCACGTTGTAGCTGAACTAGCTTACATTACTCCAAGAGAACAAAAAATATTATTAGATGCAGATTTATATGGATCATTAAAAGGAAAACCTAACAGAGGACCTGGTGGTATTATGTCATTACAAGGTGATCTTGGTGGTTATGATGCAAGTCCAGGTGGACCAAACTCTGGTGGTGGAAGCGGAAATAGAGTTGGTCAAGGAGACAAAAACAAACAAAGAGTTCAAGATATTTTAAGAGGTAATGTTACTACAGGTCAAACAGTTGCAGTAAGTGATAGAACAAGACGTAATGCAATGCCTGAATATGTAAATACACCAGGTGGTAGAAAATATGTAGGTTCTTCAAAAAAATTTGTAGGTAAAAGTTTATTTAATCCAAGCGGTTATAGAAACGTTGTTGGAACTCAAGGTATATTAGACAGGTTAACAGGTAAAAAAAATATTAAAACAAGAGGAACTCCTGGTACACCAGGATTTGAATATTATAGTGAAGACGAAGATACGGGTCAAGCTAAACCAGGAATAGGTGGAAAAGTTCTTGGAGGACTTTTAAGTTTATTAACTGGTATCCCTGTTGTAGGTTCAGCGATAGGTTCAGCAATAGATAAATATAAACCTAAACCAAAAGATATGACTGAATTTAATAAATTAGGATTATTTGGAATTAATCCTTCATATTTAGATTTTGATCCTAATGCAAAAATACAAGATACCAGTTTTATTACAGGAGATATAAAAGCTCCACCTTCAAAAGGTATAGATGTAGGATATGATGATCTAGCATTTGAAGATAATTTAATGGCTAAATTAAATTCTATGGAAATGAGAGAAAAAGCTACTTTACAAAAAGGTAAAGATTTAGGATTAAACAATCTTGAACAAAATGAAAAATTAGAACAGCTTGAACAAAAAGAAAAAGAAGCCAGTATTTTTACTGGTTCAACAGCATTTGTATAAAAATAAAACATATATTAAATAATGGCAAAGATAACCGTAGTATTTACAAGACCCAATAAAGAATACAGACAGCAAGATGCTGATTCTTTAGTTAGAGATTTAGACGGATTAATTGAAAAATTAAACTCAACTTTCCAACAAGATTTAAGAGATGAACAACAAAGGTTTACTTGGTTCATGAGCAGCGGAAGTAAAGCATAATGGCTAATAGATATAGAAACGCACAATTTGATTTAACGACAACTAATGCTACAGATATTTATACTGTACCCTCTGAGTCTAGAGCAATCATACAAAACATTCATACAGCTAATGTTGGAGCAGGTAACGTTGAGATTAAAGCTTTTATATATGATACGTCTGCAGGTAGAGCTTATCAATTTGCGGAGCATACTGTTAACTCAGGTGATTCTAAATCTATATCTGATGGAACAATTATATTAGAAGAGAGTGACAAACTACAATTACAAGCAGCAACAGCCGACATATTTGAAGGCACAGTATCAATATTAGAAATCGATAGAACATAGGAGATATATGCAATTCTTAAAACCAGAGAAAATAATAGAAAAAATAACTAACCTTAAAACAGGTGAGGAATATAAGGACGATAATGAATGGAAATCAAAGGGAATACCTGAGGAAGACATTCGAAGAGATATAAAAGTTCTTATGCCAAGCCTTGATATTTTTGGAGAAACAAAATAAGATAGATAAATTATGGCAATTTCAAGATCAGATATGTACAGACAATTATATAATGAAGGTGGTATTACTACCCTAGATCAAGCTAAAAGAATGGCTCCTCCAGGGGAATCTTTAGCATATATTAATCCAGAAGAAGCTGCACTTTTAAAATCATTAGGTGGAGCAGGAGAAGATATTAATGGAACAGGGATCAAGTCATATTTTTTTAAGAAAATTTTTAGAAAAGCAAAGAAGGCTGTAAAAAAAGTTGTTAAAAGTCCTATTGGTAAAATAGCTTTATTAGGTGCTGCAACATTACCATTTGGTGGACCAGGAGCTGCTTTAAAAGGTTTAGGTGGTATGTTTGGTAAAGGTGGCGGCCTTGGAAAATTATTAAGCGGTATGAAAAATATGGGACTTGGAAAACAGTTAGGTCTTATTGGTGGTATTGGAGGTCTTGGTGGTTTACTAGCTGCTCAAGAAGCAGAAGAGGAGGAAGAACCAGATTTTTCAAATCTTGATAGAGGTGAGACAATAGATTATTCAGATGTAATTAGGCGTGCAAGATTAAATGATCCTGAGTTTAGATTCTTACCAGGAGCACAATTTACAGATTCATATGCAGAAGGTGGTGGTGTTGGATCATTAGCCATGAATGAAGAAAGTGTGGATCAAAAATTTGTATCAGATGAAGCTGGAGCAATAGCTAAAAAAGGTGGTGGAGTAACACCTGAAGATATGGGTAAATTAAGTAAAAAAGATTTTGATAGTGAAGAAAACTATAAAAGATATTTAAGACAGTTAAATAGAACTAAGAGAGCTGATGGAGGAATCATGAACCTTGGAGGTAATGAAATGGACCTTAGAGGTGGTGGTTTTGTACCATTAGGAGCTAAAGAAAAAGCAGATGATGTGCCAGCAAGATTATCCAAAAATGAGTTCGTAATGACAGCAGATGCAGTCAGGGCAGCAGGTGGAGGAAGTGTTGATAAAGGCGCAGATAAGATGTATAATATAATGAAAAATTTGGAGTCTCAAGTATAATGGCAATAACAGAAACTAGATCATTACCCGCACAGTTTATAGAAGATCTTGGAAAAGATTATGCAAAACAATTAACAGCAGCGACTGCTATTCCTGTTGATA